GCGTGAACCATGGGGGGTTGACGGTAGTCGTACCGGATACCCAAATAGCACACCCGGCAACAAGGCATACCTTGCTACAGGAAGTCTACTGCAAGGATATCCACGACGACTCCATGAATATCAACCTTGTCCCTAGACATGATAACGTCTTCAAAGAGATCGAGGACGTCTGAAGAGTACAGATGATAACGTTCATAACAAAAGCTGAAAAAATCATCCTCGCTGATTACGTCCTCAACAACAATCTTGTGACGGATGTTGTTGAGGGTTACACCAGCGGAACGAGCATTCCAGCTTATGTCAATCGCGCTTTTTGACTTTTCTCTGTCGCGCACTTCAGAAAACTCAACCACGAATCTCCGCAAAAACATATCACGAACGGGAGGTAGATGTCGAAACTCGTAGGCGTAACCCACAGATTTGCCAGCCATATATCCGGCATCGCTCACCCCGTCATTGTTGTTTGCGCGCATATTGAAGCGACCAAGAGCCTTGCCCAAAATGGGGACCGTGAGGTGCATGCCCTCTCGCCTTGGCACAAAAAACCGTGACAGGAATGAACACTCGAAAAGTGTGCTGCGTCGAAAAACCTTACACTCCATCCTAGCCTCACTAGCAATGGCAGTGTAAGTTTTGCAAGCATACCTTCCGAGGCCGTATATAACAGCCAGCATATCATCACCTAAGATCATCGCTCTGCTCTTTTTTGCACGGGAAGCTCGCAAAAAAGAAAACAGAATGATGCCATTCCAGAGCGTGTTACGAAATGTAGTGTCAGTAGCTCCCGTAGGAAGCATGTGTTGCAACGGTGCGCTAACGCCGTGTTGTTGTGATTTGACATGGAACTTGCTCGTCTTCAAGTGCAGGCGAACAAACCATTCAGGACAACCCAGCATGCGCATTGCAGCAGCTTCAAACAGGATGACATCTCTACATTGAGTTTTGTCATTGCTCGTGAAATCGGCCTCGATCCACGCCGGTGGTTTATCGAGTTCAGGATCATGATTCTCCAAGTACTCCGTATAATCAGTAGGAACTTTCTTGTACGATGTACGAAACTGATAAGGCCCTTTGACGCTCTCCAAGAGAACGTCAAAACGCCGCATCAGCTCGTTGAAAATTGGCCCGGAAATCGCATTATAAAGGTCAGTACCTTTAAAGATAACGCGAGGTGCCCAATTAGGCTTGTGCTCGACGAGGAGAGCCTCGACCTTGACAAACACATCCTTGGTAGTATAATCTCGTATGTTTGACGAAACGAGATTATCCAAGGCAGTGTCCATCCGGCCGCGCTTTTCCTCGCCAAACTTGGCGAGCCAGTCTTCATACAAAGTATTCGTCCATTCAAACTTCTCAAAAGAGCCATGGTCAGCAAACAAGTAGTCAAAAAACAAACGGCTATCGTGAACGATGCGAGCCGAAACTCTGCCATCGCAATGATAGTTGCATCTCTTACGAAATGCAGCTAAAAAATTTGAATAACCATTGTCAGGGACTACCGGATGCATCCCGGCAAGGAGGGGTCCAAGCTGTTGAACACGCTTGCCTTCATCCTGGAAGGAATTGGGCATGCGGAAATTGGCACCCTTTATAGGCTTGATGTAGGGATTGGCAACAGCATGATACTCATGATACGACTCGGAATATTCGTAATGGCGCCGTTGGCGGGGGTTTAGACCCCCCGCCATGTGGCGGGACTGGTGTTGGTGTTGGTGTTGGTGTTGGTGGTGGTGTTGGTGGTGGTGGTGGTGGTG